CAATTAGCTAGTGAAGCTCGTGAACAAATAAAAGAATACAGTTAAAAAAAAATAACCCCTACTAGGATAATTCCTAATAGGGGTTTTTTATTTGACTAAGTTTTAATCTTCATATTTCTTAATGAAAGCTAATGTACGTTCATCTTCAGACTTCTCATAGATAGCTTTTGATTTATTAATATTACCTTTAGAACCTGTAGCACCATACGTCATCTGACCAATACCTTCTTTACGGGCAGCAGTCATAAGCTTAGAAGCAGTATTGTTAACGTTGTTACTAAAGTTACGTACCCATGAATCCAACCTGTTAGAAGGTCCACTGAGCTTTAACATTTCTTTTGATAACAAAGCAAGCTTCTTAAACTGGCTAGGTGTAACAGCAAGATGTTGTCTGATGTGTTCTCCACCCATACTGTCTGTATCAGGTATAGATCCTGGTGCTCTCCAACCATTAGCCTCTGCTTCTTTGAGCATTTGACTAATACGTTGTTGATACTTTAACCATGATTCTTGAGAGTTATATTTACGATTTAAGAACAATTCTTTATAAGCACCATCATCTTGAATACGATCGTACTGCTCATCTAAGTAAGCACCAAGAGCAGGATAGTCACCTTTATCTCCGATACCTACAGGACGTGCATTGTCTTTTACTCTGTTAAATTCTGTTTCTTCAGCATCTTTAATAACCTTAGCAAATTTATCTCCAAACTTAGCAATCTGTGGGATAGCTTGAGGAATAGAAATGTTGTTGTAAGCATTACGATAGATCAAAGAGCCACCAGCAGAAGAAATAATAGAGTCGTGAACCCACAAAGCAGGTGTTGGCATCTTCTTATCTTTATTAACAAACAAAGTAGTAGCTTTAACTAAGTCACCATCAATAGATTGAATAGGCATAACAACCATTTGTCGAGCTTGGCTTGTACCAATAGCATTATTGAAGGCATCATACTTCTTAGTACGAGTATCAAAGAACATTTGAACACCCTTAGTAGCCGCAGGACTAGCACCCATCTGGGTTGACTCAATCTCTATAGACTGTCCAGCAGGATTAATAAAAGTATCTGTCTCATAAGACTTATACTTAACCATAACCGTTGAACCATCTTTAAGCTTAACAGGTAATACTTCTCCAGTACTATTTGCTTTATTAACAGGAGTTACTTCTACAGGGGTTAACAAGTAAGTATCACCAGTAATACCCGGCATCATAACAGTTGTATTAAGGATTGATGTATAACGACCAATGTCTTTAAGAACTTGTGTTGACTTAGAGTTAATTACTTCACGGAGTGTAGACTCAAGTGCATCATTAAGATCACTTGCGGCTTTCTCAAGGTCATTACTATAAGCAGGACTATTAAGAAGATACTCAGCAGCTTTATCTTGGAATGAGTCAGCAAGTAATTCAACCATCATCTCTTTAAACATTGATGCATCTTTACCATAAGCATTTTGCATCAGAGGTTTCTTAAAGAATTCTTTAGCAATCTCTGCTTTACCCATATCATCTTTAAGAGACTTAAAGAAGTTCATCCAAGATGAGTTAGCTTCAGGACGATCCTTAAGAATATGCTCAAGGTTAGCTACCATAGTGTTCATAGCGTATTCACGCATGTCATCTAAGGAAGGGTTAAATGTACCTAATCGTACAGCGTTATCTGGACTACCAAAGAACAATGCTTGCAGGAAAATACCGTTTTGATTACCGTCATCAAATGAATGATGAGTTAATGGTACATGAATACGAGCAGTAGCAGGGTTATCAAGATTGGATTTCAAATTAAACATATCAGTCCATAGATTCTTAGCACCCATAGCTTCGCCCTTCTCCATACCAGCAAGAAGAGATTGAATATTATCTGTTGCATTTTCAGGATCAACTAAGAATTGTTCAAAGTCTTTACCTAATTCAGCAAGCTTGTTACCAATATTAACATTATATTTAGCAACAATATTTGCTGGAGCTTCTTTAACAATGTTAGGGTTAGAACCATCAACAGCAGAGAAGAAATATATAACGCTATTCAGCATAGTACCAATAGCACCACGGTCTGAAGGGCTTAATGCTTCAAGAGCTTTATTCTGTTGTTCCCCAGGCATACGAAAGATTTTAACAGCTGTTTGTTTAAGTTGTTCTACTTTTTTATCATCAAATAACTTATCACCAGTGACATAGTCTTTAGATGCAAAGCTAATCATATCTCGGATACCATTCTTAGAACCCATGTAGTCAGTATCATAACTGTTAGGGAAGAATCGTTGGTTAGCCAAGCTATGAATCCACTCTGAATAACGAATACCCGGAGCGTTTTTAGCATTCATAATATCAAAGTTAAGAGTTGTAAGCTTATTATTAATTACTTCTGTTGCTTGTCTATCTTGTTGAGCTTCAAACTGGCGAACATCATCTTGATTTGATGCATCAAAGTCTTTCTTAGGTTTAGTCTTTAACTTAGCTGCAATAAAATCTTTTTCACTGACACCATTACGTTTAGCCGCCCAATGATTACTAAACTTAATCCTACCTTGTTCATCTTTTTCTAGGTACTGTTCTGCTGTGATCAAACCAAACTCGACTTCTTTATATTGAACGTCTTTAGGATTGAACATTAAACCAATAGAACCAAGAATATCTTTAGTAGCTTCAGCCGCATCCATTACAAGACCGGGTTTACGTATAGACCTCTTAGTAAGTTGTTGTCGGTTAGCTGCAAATGAAGCACCACTACGATTAGGAGTAGTACTAGACTTACGTCTACTGTAGTCACCTACAAGGGCTTCTGATGCTATCTGCAAGTCACGAGCAATGTCTTTAAGGTCAGGACTCATTTGTACTACTGGACGATCGTTAATATGGAATACTTTAATAGTACCACGATCAATAGCATCTTGAACAATAGCCTTAGACATAGCATTGATTGCTTTAGGTGATACCTTTTTGCCAATACGATTCAGACCATTAGTAGCGAAGTGTTTAACAGAATTAATAAAGTCAAGCATATAAGTTGCATCATCAATAGATGCTCCTGAGTCCGATATAACTCTACCAGTACCTTCTTTCTCACCCTTTTCTACTTTACCTTGTGTAGCAGACTTAGCTAATGATACACCAAATACAAGACCAAAGTCAGCTAATTCTTCTGGGGAAGTAAAGCCATCTTCTGCTGCAGCTTTAAGACCAGCCGCAATAAGTACTGGTGAACCATCAGCAGAAGCCATTTCACTTTTGATACGTGCATTAGAAGTAAACAATGCATCATTTGTTTGTGATACAATATTAGCTAGTGCTGTAGCAGTCTTATCTGAGTACCTATCAATCTCATCTTCAGACATATTTTGTTTAGACATCTGACGAGCACTGGCATTGAACATAGAGTCTTGTTGACCCTGTAGTAATGAAGCAGTAGCTACTTTAGACTGACCATAAGGATCAGCAGACATACCTTGCATGGCTTCCATAGTATTTAACTGGGAAGCCTTTTCCATTTCTAATTGAGCATTGTAGTCTGTTGGGGTAATAGTACGTAGCTTAGGTAAACCTGTTTCAGGATCAACAACAGGATTACCCATAGCATCCATTAAAGGTTCTTGTACTTCACGAGCACCAAACCTAGAACGAGAAGCTATAGCAACATCCTCAGCAGTCCTGATAGGAGGTGCTTGCATAAGCATAGCTTCAGAAGAACCAGTAGGTTGTGGTACTTCTAAAGGCTGAGGCATATATTGTTCTACTTGTGCTTGCACTACCTTATTAGGATCTTCTACTGGTGCAGGTACTTGACCCATCATATCAGTAGAAACTCCTTGTAATGCAAGTAGTTGTTCAGCAGAGATGCCCGTTCTTGGCGAGCCTAAAGGTGCAACTTTAGTTTGAATAGCCATTTATTTACTCCTTGAGAGATTCTTTAAGTTCTTTAGCCACAATAGGAAAGCTACCAATGACAGGTGTAGCACGAGCAAGCTGTGCAGCACCTCCAGCAGTATCGCCTTGGCTAATCATATAAGCACCACGAACAGGTTTATCTGCCCATGACACTACAGGTGAAATATCTTTTAATGTTTCATAAGACCACTTAGCAGGATTGTCCAGCACAGATGGTTTGTTTTGTGGGTAAAGAGGCATAATACCATCTACTACTCGTTCATATTGTCCTAACAATCCTGAACCATAAATAGTACGTTGTATATTAGCTACATTACCTTTAATATATGGATTCTCTTCACCATAAGCCAGTTCATCTTTAATAGCATTAGCAATCATAGAGAACAAGATAGCCATAGCTACTACAGAGAAAGCTTGATAACGCATACCAACACTACCTTCCATAATATAATTACGGTACAGTCGTGGTAACACAGTACTATGTAGACCAGCCATAAAACGAGTCATAGCAGTAATCAAACGTAGACGTGGATCATGATAGTACTTAGGTAAATTATGTGGTTGTGGATTAACAATCTTACCATCAATCATATTACCAAGAGTAGTAAGAATATTTTCTTGTAAGAATTTAGCATTAGAATCTAATGGAAATGTTTCTTGGGTTAAACTCTTTTCAGAAAAGAATTTATAAGGATCCAAGTTTTGAGATTCAATATTATCTAATATCTGTATAACACCCATAACATCCATACCAAACTCTTGTAATTCTTTTACGGCTTGTCCTTGTTGGTTAGTTAAATTAATACCAGTAGTAATAGCTTTAACTCTATCTTCTTGAGGAATAGCCCTTAAACTTTGTAGCTTAGTAACAACAGCATCAGAAGCAAATGACAAGGATGACATACGAATAGCGTCTGTAGTAGCCCTTAAACCAATCACAGCTGCAAACACTTGCATAGACTTTCTCATGTTACTATTAGGTAACTCAAACTTAGCTTGTGTATTGTATCCTGCTTCATTGTAACCTAAATGTTCAAACAATGAACGACCAAAAGACTTACGGAATAATTCTTCTACTTGAGAAGATATTTTAGCATACTCCTTAGTATGATCTCCGGGTTTAGATTGTAAATCATTAAGTTTATTTTCAAGATCTGCTATTTGTTTACGAATAGTAGCATGAGGACTGTATCGAGCATAAGAAATACCTAATTGAGCAGAGCTAAATGAGGCACCAGCATTAAGATCATTCTTTAATTCTTCTTTAAGAGTACTAAAGTAAAGAGCTAATTGAGATTTAACTTGATCACCATTAGTTCCTAGTGTAGCCATAGCTGCTTCAGCTTGAGAGCTAATAGCCGCTTTGCCTAATGAAGCTAACATAGTTAAGGTAGTACCCCAACCAATAATCTTTTCTAGCTTAGGATACTTAGTTAACGGATTATAGTTACCAGTAATGATATCATACCAGTCTCTTACATTCTTAACGGTATCCATGTACTGCTGATCATTTTCAAATTCATTATTGTCTTTAGCTTTTTGAAGTAACTTAGATAATACTGCACCATCTTTACCAAGGAATACCTCATTAGAAATTCGGTGAGCAACACTTTCTTTTAAATTCTCCATGCTGTTAAACAAGTTAGTTTCAAACACATGATTAAGATTAGGATCAGCAAACACACCATGCTGAGACATCCAGTCTCTAGCTGATTTAGCTAAGTCAACATCACCAGAAACAATATTGTTAACTGCTTCATTAGCTTGTCTACGATTACTACCATTACTTATCATTGTGCTTATAACAGCTTCACGATTAGCCATAAGAGTAGCAGGGTGAACTGAAGAAGATTCAAACAAAGGGTTAGATGAATCTAAGTCAGAGCTTGTTGTATTAAACCTGTCAGCCTCTGTCTTCATACGAATAAGAGTAGTGTCTAGGTTATCTTTCCAGTTTTGTAATTCAATATTTTGTGGTGAAGTTGCTGGTAATTTTTGACCTTTAGACCATGTATTTTGCCAAGATTCTTTAACCATTGTGTTAGCTGTTGATACACTAGTTTTAAGGTTACTTGCTAATTCTTCAGCAGTATTACCAGCAAAGCTACCTTGTAAACGTTGTTTAAAGCCTGAGTAATTGTCTCCGGGCAAAATACCTTTACCACCAATAATTGATTTAAGATAAGCTAAGTTAGTCTTAAATGTACCATCTTCTTTGGTAATAGAAGGTATAGCAGTGTCAACAAGTTGTCTAACAAGTCGACCAGGATCTGTAATAATAGATTTGAAACCATTCCAAGCACCTTCTAAAGCAGGTAAACTTTTTAAGTCTGGTACTGGTTTGTTTATTGGTTCATCTTTAATAGCTCTAACCATACTAACAGTATTAGCATAAGCATTAGGGTCTTTTTCTCTTGCACGTAATACTTGATCATTATTAAATGACTGTTCAGAACTTAGCTCTCTATTAAACTTACTACGAGCATCTGACAATGATTGCCATTCAGCATTGTTCTTAAGTTGTCCTGCTGTACCAAACATAGCACCCATAGTACCACCACCAATAGCGGCATCCATAAGGTTCTGATAGAAGTTACGTTCATATTGGATATCAGTATCCCATACACCAGTAGTAGCCATCATCTCAAGATATTGTTGAGCAGATTCTGTTAAGGCTTCTCCACCAGTAGATGTTGTTACTTTAGCAAGTCCACGTAGTGCGGCTTCAGTAGAAGCATATTGTTGTTTAGCTAATGCGGCACCAGCTTTAGACATATCTACTAATTCACGCTTAGTAGCTTGTTCAATTAAGTTCATGGCTTCTGATTGTGTACTTGCTTTACCTGATTTAATTAATATATCAGTGATTTCATCTCGACCCGCTTTAGTTAGCACATTACTGCTAATCATCATACCTTCAAGACCTAGCCTATCAAGCACAGCAGAACCAATACCTAATGTAACAGCTAAGTTAGCATTCTTTTTATCATCAGGTTGATCCGCATAAAATCCACCAGCATAAGCTAATGAAGTAGGAACAGTAGATAAACCATAAGCTATTAATGCAGGTATATTTGCTCCACCAGTTGCAGCAGTAGAAGCCAGCATAAGAGCTAAGCTAGGTAATGTTCCTGCAATAAGGTTACCTGAGTATGTTGCTGTATCTTTAATAGCTGACCAAGGGTCGTTAGTTCTAATATCTTTAAATGAAGTTAATGTGTCTGCTAATTCTTCTTGCCCTGCTTTAGTAGAACGAACCATTGTTTGACCTTTATCAGACAACCATTCCCATTCAGACTTATCACCAGTCATTTGTAGTAAACCACCAAGGCTCTTATACATATCAAGAGAAGCTCTATGAAGTGTAGTACTAAACTGATCATAAGCTTGATTCATCATAGTACGATCGCCATGACGAACCATAACACCACCAACCATATCTGGTGTAGTAGCGGCTAAATATAAACGCTCTTTAGAGGTTTGTAACTGTTGTTGCAACTTATCCCTAGTTTCAGGTTTAAGCTGTTCAGTCTTAAGTATTCTTTCTATACGAGCAATTTCTTCTTGCTCTGCTTTAGCCGCAGGAATACCTGTAGAATTCTTAATTGCAGCATAAAGCTTTTCATCTTGTACATTTATTTTAGGTACATACAAGGGGTTACCACCAGCTTTAGCAATAGCTTCTTCTTTACGTTCACGAGCAAGTCGTAACATAGGATCGGCATTTGTTAGCTCAGGCATTACCCTTGAGATAGCATTTAATGTAGCATTTCTTTGTACTGCTTCATCTGTACTGTGTAAGTTAGTCCTTTGCAGTCCTAGTGCTGTGAGTGTATCACCAAGTGACTCACCTAACTTATTAGTTTGTCGAGCTAATACTCGATTATAAGGGTCTCTACCCTCTGTTTCAAGATTAGTATATCCACCTAACTGTGCAATAGTATTTACATCCTCTTGAGATGTATCATTCTTTACTTGGTTAGGTACGAATATACCACCTTGTAACTTCGCTGTCTCAGGGGCATTAAATCCCCTAAGACGATATGAAGTGTTACCAACCTTAACCGTATCAGGATCAATTATTTTAACATTGGAATCTACAGGCTTACCATCTATTGTGGTGACCGGAGACCCTGCAACGTTCTTATTAGCAAGTGCTAATGCTCGTGCGTCTTCTTCTAATGTGCTCATAGATTCCTCTTGTTTAAATTAAATATTACCACCAGTTGTTTTTAACCAGTATAACATGGGTGTTGATCCAGACACGCCTTTAGACATGTCAGAAAACTTTTTCTTATCAGCAGTGCTTAAACTGTTCCAACGCTTTTCGATTTGCTCGCTAGCTTGATCTAACGGAATACCTTGTTGCTTATATACATCTAGTGCATTACCTAAAGCAACTTGATATTCGGCAGAAGGTAATTGTAATTTTCCTTTATCACCTTTAGTTGCATAAAGATCACGACTACTTTCTTTCATACGAGTTTCAATAACAGCATTACCAAAGAAAGCTTTACGCAAACCTTCTTCTGTCAATGATGCATTACCTTTTGCCATAGCAAAATCAATAGCAGATGATACTGCGTTCTCAGACATTTTAGCAAAAGAAGTTGGTGAAATATTAGGACCTAAATCTTCTTTAAGTAACAACAAACTTTGTGTGTATTTATCAGCTTCAGCATTAGCATCATAACCTTTTTGCTTACCAAAAGCATTCTTAAGAGGAGATACTAAACGCTTAGTTGTTGCACTCTCCATCTCTTTACGATTTCTACTGTTGTCTTCTGCAGATTCAAAACGTTTTAAGTCTAATGGGTTAATTGTTTCCCATTCACCTTTAGTATTTACTCTTTGAACTTCACCTTTAAAATTTCTAAATTGAATTGGCTTACCATCAAAGAATCCTTGAGAAACATTACCGGGCTTTGCCGCATCTTTATCTTCAACATTCTTATTAGATTTAAGAAGATTAATAACAGCACGTTGTTTAGCTTCGGTATCTGCTTGGCTGTACAATTCCATAGCTTGCTTACGAACATTTGCAGGAACATTTTCACCAAGAGCAGTGCGGTAATCACTGTCTAATCGTTCACGTAGTTCACGAGTGTTCTTAACAGACTCTGCACGAGCAGCAGCTTCAGTAGCTTGTCGTTTTTCAGCAGATTGCAATGTGTTTAGTCCAGCAAACTTAAGTGATCCACCAACAGAACCGCCTGTAAGCAGACCACCAGCGGCTAACAAAGAAAACTTAATTAGCTCTTGATCACCAAACAAACCTGATTTACCAAACAAACCAGATAAAGCTCTTTCAAGAAAGTTCTTTTGTTGAACTGGATCAGGAATTTTTTGTGCTTCTGCTTTAGCGGCTTCAACTTGAGGAGCAACTTGTTGAGAGTATTGAGCAAGCATTGTATTAAACTTTGGGTCATCTACCGGCTTATCATTAACTGTCATAACAGATTCTGGTTTAGGAATATCAGGAACAATATCAGGAACTGGTTGTGAAGCTTCTATTTGTTTATTAATCTTTTCAGGTAATACATTTGATCCAGTTACTTGACGAATACGCTCTTGGTTAGTCATTGTTCCTGTTGGAATTACTGGCTCTCCATTACGAGTTATACGATTGATTTCTGAATAAGCCCACTTCTTATCGTTAGCTGTAATAGATGGATCATTAATAATTTCGCTTAATCTAATAAGATCTTGCTGATCTTTATTAAACAAAGGTGCTTCTTTTAAAGGAGGTACTTGAGTAGGTGTTGACCCCGAATCCATTATGTTATCACGAGCAAAAGAAAAACCAGAACGTTTAGCTGGAACTTGTGGAATAGACACAGGTACGGGTACTGCAACTTCAGCAACAGGCAATGTTCCAGCTTGTGCTGATGGGATAATATCTGTAGCTGTTTGTGCTAAAGACTTACCAGCTTTAGTTGCTTTTTCAGCAATAAACTTTTTAAAATCACCAGCTGTTTTACCAAAATATTTATTTTGTTTTAATTCATTTTCAGTAAAATGTTTAGCTAATAATTCATCATCTTTAGCCGCAATAGCTGATACACCTCGAGGACCAAATCCAGCAGCATAAAGATTTTCTACTGTTAAAGGTAAACCTTTTTTCTTAAGTTGTTTTGCATAATCATCATACTGAGTATCAGACAATTCTCTTTGGAATTCAGGTTTAAAATAAGCTTCAGAGTTATGTGCAACACCCTGTAATTTAGGATTTATCTTTTGATACAAAGGTAATGTACCCACAGTAGTTCCTGTAAGGCTAGAAGCTGTTTGATTAAGTTGTGGGTTCTTTGCTTTAGGATCATTAGATGCTTCAGCAAAAGATCTCATCTTAAAAAAATCTTCTTTAGATACTTCATTAGGATTGTTTGAAGCTAACGGTGCAACAGGTTGTGTTGCAGGGATTTGCTGACCTCCTAAGAAATTAAGAAATCTGTCTACATAAGATACATTCTCAGTACCGTCATCATACCCTGCAGCAGACTGTACCTGTTGTGGTACTACACCATATGTACCATTAGAGTAATTAGCTTGAGCAGAAGAGCCACGGCTAAAGTCAAATACATTCATTGTGCCATGCATGAATGAAGATCCGGGTACGTCTGGATGCATGTATGCTAATGATGGAACACCGCTAGTACCGTCTGCATGATACTTAGCCTGTCCAGGAGCATCTGAATAACGTACATCTACTGCACCGTCACGCATATTAGCCTTACGACCTTCTTGTACCATACGCCTAATAGCTTTTTTATTCTTAGGATCTTGTGCTGCAGCACGAGGAATAACAGCTTCTCCGGGAGTTAACATAGCAGGAACTGTATCAGTACCTTGTGCTTGGAATATAGGTTGTGGTAAATTACGTTGACCTTGTTTAAACATACCAGTGCCAGCTAAAGGATTTTGAGTTGGAATACCCAACTTCTGTTTGTTCATTTTAGGAGGAGGAATACCCATATCCTTAAGTTTAGCATTATTAACTTGTTCTTTATGACCTAAACCTTGATTAGCTTTTGCAGCTGCTTCCTGAAGTTTAATCTCATGTAATTGTTGTTTACGACTTTCGTCAAGTCCCATCTTAGCCGCTTCACGGGCTTCTTTATTTTGAAACTTGAGGTACTCTCTTTGTTGTTTACCTGATAATGGTGCCATAGTATTTCCTTAAAATATTCCTAGCTTTTTAGCTAACAATGCTCCACCAATGACCATACCTACAGGTCCCATAGCGGCTAATGCGGCTTCACCACCAGCCATTGCTGCTCCCGATGCTCCTGCAGTTGTTGCGGCAGTAGCTCCAGCATTAGCAACAGTAGCGCCTGTTTGGGCAGCAGCTGATAGCGGTGCAGCAGTATAAGCTTTGTATGCTGTGTCAATTCCTTTAGTAGCGGCATCAACACCTTTGCCCATTAACATAGAACCTAATTGTTGTTCTGTACGATCAGGCATACGACCCATAGCTTGCTCGTTAGATGGTCTGATCTCTGCGGCTAATGGTGCAGACACAGGTTGGGCATTAGCCCATGACCATGGATCATCATCAACACGCATGCTACCGTTGTAATAGCCGGGAACTGACATAGTACCGTTAGCCCAACCGGGAGCATCACCTACCCCAACAGATCCACCAGCAGTACCGTCACTACTACCACCTTCACTTGGTGCAGATACGCCTTCAGAGATAGATGCGTCATCAACCGCTAATCCAAGAGCATTTTCAGCAAGACCTTCTGCCGTAGCTCCTGTGTTACCAATAGCAGTTAAAGATACGTCAGGAATAGACAGATTAGCAGGTGCGGCTAACCCAGTAATACTGTTTACTGTGTTATTATCTGATACAGTATTACTATCAGAAGTTGTTCCACCATTATTTCCATCACCACCAGAGCTTCCACCGTCTGTTACAGTTGTATCTTTAGAAAGAGGTGCTACATAATCTTTTGTATAATTGTTTAAATACGTTTTACCATAAACAATAGGTGTGTTCATAGCAGTAGTTAATGGTCTACCCATAGCATCTACTGTTGTACCACCACCTTTTCCACCACTTGCTTGTTGAAGGGCGGCTTCTTTATTATAAGCATCTGCTGTTGCGCCTTGAATACCAGCCATTACTTACCTCCAGTCGCCTGTTGTCGTGCAGGATTACCATAAATAGTTGATGCATAACGTTGAAGACCTTGGAATGTAGCATCAAGACCTTGTTGATCAATATTTCGTTGTTGATTACCAAGGTTAGCAATACTAGATACCCCACCTGATGCAATACCAGAAGCTGTTTGAGCACCTGACTGTAATGCAGACTCAGCGGCAAGACGATTCTTAAACATGTTAGACTCATAGTCAGCATCAACCTTAGCAAGCTGACCTGTAGTTTCAGCGTTCTGAGCGCCTTGCATAACAGCTTGTCGTGCTGATCCTAAAGTACCAGCTGAACCAAAGCCTGTATTTAATCCTGCTACTTTCTTTTGTGCATCTTGAACAATAGCTGCTTTAGTAGCGGCTAATGTTTCAGCACTAGGTGATGTTGCCATAGTAGACAATCTTTTATTTTGATCACCTAAAGAACTAAGAGCAGTAGAGGTAGTAGCACCAAGCATATTAGCACCTTCACCAAATGCTTTTTGTTGTAGTGTAGATGCACCAGCAACCTTACTTAACTCACCTGCACCATAAGATTGTTCAGCGGCATTACCAACATTTTTCATATACGGAGCAGCCCATTCAGGAATACTACTTACTGTATTGCCACCACCGCCACCGTAGTTCTTCTTAATAGAACCATTAATTTTATATTTCATTATAAATCCTTTCGCATTACTACGTAAGCTTCTTTAAATCCGGGTACATACTTTGGTAGTACCTTTGCCCATCCTGGACGACCCCATTGTTCAATGGCTTTACAACCAGAATCACGGGCAAACTGTTCTACAGTAGGAAAAACCTTAGACTGTTCTTCAAAGTTATCACCAGCAAAAGCAATAATATGAAGGGTTTTATGTTGTGAATATTGTAAGTACTGAGTTAAACCAGCACCAATAATATTTAAATCATTATCTACTAACGCCCAACATTGAACGTACTCATTAAGAATCTTTTTAAGATAGTCTGTTAATGTAGATTCTCCTTGTCCATGATCAATTACTTTCTGTAATAGTACAGAGAGTGTTGACCAATGTTGTACGGTTTGTTCAGGTGTTAGTAGAATGATTTTCATTTGTTTTCTAATTCGTTTATACGAGTTGTTAATTGATTTACTTTAATATTTAATTCTTGTACTGCTTTAGTTAATACACTGATCAATCCAATGTAGTCAAGACTCTTAATACCGTTCTCATGTGTTTGATTAAGTGAATCATTAGTATCTGTAACAAGAAGTTGAACATCATCAGCTAAGAACCCGTGGAACTTAGTTGTTTGTTCAATATCGCTACGAGTAAATGTTACTGGTCTGAGCTTAGTTACAAAGTCTAATCCAAGGGCTTCATCTTGTATATCATCTTTAAGACGTTTATCGGATACAGCCTGTAATGTTAATGTATTACCACTACCAAAGAAGTTGTATGTACCAACAAGACCTGTACCTGTTATGATATTCATACCAGATCCAGCAGCATTAGCACCACCAAAGCCGGGGTTACCATTAAAGATACGACCCCATGATCCGGGTCCATAGCCACCTAATGCGGCAGAGTCTGCAGCTTGACCAGATGTACTTAATGGTGTATAACCTAAAGCACCTGTAACATTACCACTTGTAAGAGATAATGAACCACCAAGAGTTAAATTACCTGATGTTGTAACAGTTCCACTAAGAGACAAACCAGACACAGTACCTGTACCACTTACACTAGTAACAGTTCCTGTACCACCAGTTGAAGGAGTTGACCAAGTACCGTCACCACGTAAGAACGTAGATGAGCTTGGTGAACCACCATTCTCACCTAATGCGGCTCTAACTTCTGACATAGTTGCCCATGTACGAGCACCAGAAGCAGTAGCTAAAATACGGTTACCACTAGACGATACATTAGAAGCTAATGCAGTACTATTAAGCTGAGTAAAGTCTGTTAAAGAACTTACATAGGCTAATGCACCAAGACCTAATGATGACTGCAGAGCAGACACTGTAGGTGTATTAAGTGTAAGGTTACCTGTAGACGTTACTGTACCAGTTAAAGAAAAACCTAAACCAGAGCCTGTTCCACTAACTGACGTAACACCACCTGAAGTTATAGAAGCCCATGTACCATCTTGTCTAAGATAACCAGTACCACCAGAAGTAGGAGCTGTAATAGCCGCTGAACCCCAGTTAAATATTCCCCATGGAGCAACTGATGTACCTAAGTTCATCCTTGTTCCTGATGAAGCATTACCAGAGAAATTAGGACCGGGAGTTGTACCTGCTGTGCCTGCGTTAACTAATACACCAGCACTATAAGTACTTGTACCAGAATAACCAGCGGCAAGAACTATATTAGAAGCATTAGTAGCAAATCCAGGAGATGTAATACCTGCTAGATTACTTGTAAACCTTGCGTTAGTAGCACCAGTCTCATTACTAAACAAATCAAAACCATTAATTGTAATATTGCTATTACCATTAACAGCAGTACCATTAGCCGCATAGTAAGCTACTTGTCCTGAGTTACCTGTGTTAACAGTACCAGAACCAGAAACTACTGGAGGAGTAAATGTAAGTACACCTGATGTGTTGTTGTATGCAAGAGCGCCTGAACCAAAGGCAGAAGCAGTTGTAACACTTAATGGGTGAACGTGATCACCACGAGCAAACTTAGTTGCTGAACCTGTAGCTGCTGTACCTGAAGCATTTGGTACTGTAGTGTAACCATAGTCTAAACCAGATAAATCTGTTAGTGTTGGAGTTTGTAAACCACTCTCAAATCTATTAACAGAGTTTGTTGTGTATGCGTCTACTGCACTATCAAAAGCACAACCAGTTAAATCAATAGTACAGTTGGTATTAGCAATAGTTGGTCTAGCACCAGTTGGGGTATAGCCTCCTAAACCCTTAAATCCACATCCAGTAATAGCTACTTTAAAACCACTACCTGATGTTGCTTCAAGTTTAATATTATTAGTAGCATAAGCAATAGGAGGAGTAGAACCAACACGGTTAAACGAACAACCTGTAATAGCATTACTTACTCCGGGCTTAGCAAATGTACTTGTTGCATACAAGTCAGCAATACCTAAGTTACCTTCAAAGTAAACACCTGATAAGTTAAATCCAACAGAGGATTCAATAGCTGTATTACCTGATGGTTCTGCAATACGTAGACCCCAGTTGTTAACGTCTCCTGTTGTTGTACCATTAACCTCAATAGCACCACCAATCATGTTGAACACACCGGGACCGTTTACAAAAATACCATAAAGACTGTTAACACCAAACTCACAACCAAACATATTAATTGCATTAGGTGAAGTAGCATATTGACCTGATACAGGTATACGCTCAAACAATGCACCACGAAGATTAAACCTGAAAAAACAAGAATCAAAGTTAGATGTTAAAAAGTTAGCACCGTATACACCATAACCCCAGTTAGTAAAGAAACAAGATTTAAAATGAAAGAAAGCACCACCAGAAATAGATATTCCACGGCTGTTATCTCCTCCTGATCCTACAAAGGTTAAATTTTCAACCATAGTGTAAACATTAGGATTAACAAGGATAGGTGGAGTAGCGCTAGGATTACCTGTATTACAAGCTAATGATAAAGCAGTAGCTCCTGCTGTAGTTTGGTATATACTAGAAGCATTAATACCATCACCTAAAAAGTGAACTCGAGCATAAGGGTCTGCATTAGCTGGTGATGTGTATGTTAACGAGCTGGTAATTCTATAAGTACCATTAGGGAAGTATACTACACCACCTGTAATTGTAGCCGCATTAATAGCTGATTGAATAGCTGATGTATCGTCTGTGCTACCGTTACCTATTGCACCATAAGCTTTAACATTATATTGATGCTCATAAGCAGTTACAGTAGACCAGACACCATCACCACGAAGAAAGTTAGTGTTAGTTGCTGTACCAGAACCTAAAGACGTTACAGGAATTTGACCACTATAACCAAGAGCCAATGTACCATTAGCAGTTAATGGAGAGCCTGTTACAGAGAATCCTGTTGGAGCAGTTAAAACAATATTAGTAATACCACCAGACGCACTTGTAACACCCCATGTACCGTTACCACGTAATACTTTATTTACGTCATTAGGAGGAGGTTGAACACGTACAACAGTAGAACCACCATAGATAGGATCTGTACCATTATTAAGAACACCTGTGTAAGCATTCATAGTAGCAGTATTAGTACCTGATGCTAAACCTACAGTAGCTCTTCTAAATGTTATAACAGTAGAATTTATTGTTCCAGAAGCAGTAACAGCCCATTTGTTTTCAATGTTAGAAGCAATAGCATCAGCAAGTTGTTGTGTTGTGTTTAGTAATTCTGAATCATACTCAAGATAAAAATTATAATTACTATTTTCTAAAGTTACATTAAATACTAATGAGCCTTCTGTTTCAAAATTAAACGAAGGCATTGTTATGCTAGCATAAGTACCCGGAGTAACAACACCACTACTGTCTGAAGGTAAATCAAAACCTCGGAAATAACCAATACCTGATTTAGTTCCTGCTGTTCCTGATGTACCGGATACACCATCAAAAGCGTAACCATTACCTGAGCCGCCAGCAAAAAAAGCCGCACCAGTACTTGAGCCATTAAGCGCCATAAACACTGGGTTAGTATGACCTGAACCTACAACATCTACACGAAAAGCCGCATCAGGATTACTATTATTATTTAATGCACCGTAATAAAGTCTACCATTACCACTTGAAACAGCTGATAAACCATTACCAGTACCACTAGTATTAGCAGTAAGACCTGAACCTGTGTTAGCAGAATAATCAAGCCAAATAGGGTTAGTTACACCAGCACCACCACTAATACCAATAACAGCATTAGTAACGTCTGATCCACCACCACCACCCATAGTAAGAAACTTTGAATTAGCGGAGTCATATGCAGATATCCTGTTGTCTCGTACTGTTGTTGATGGAGGCACAAGACTGTTAATCTCAATACGTTGACCTGTTGTTGCTGTTTTAAAACCTGAGGTTTGAATCTCACCAGCAGTTACTGTACCGATGTTAGCAGTAATAGCAGACAAAGCACTAACAGAAAGTTTACTTGCTGTAATTGTATTCTCTACAATAAGAGAACCAGTAATATAAGAAGTAAATAAAGTCCAACCAACTGAAAAACGATATACAGCTGCTAAATTAAAATTATTATAACTAACTGTTGCAATATCTCCAGCTACTGGAGTGCGACCAATAGCGGCAAGTACTTCAGGGTTGGTAGGCTCTCCACCATCATTAGCTACACGAGTAATAACAAAAGTAGCTGAACCTGCACCACCAGTAGCACCATTAGCACCGTTATAAGCAATACCTCTAATAGGATTACTTACGTTAGTCCAGTCAAGAGTAGAAGATACAACAGTAGCCGCTTCATTTAATGGAACAGTAATACTCCATAAATAATATCCCGCAGTTGTTTCACTAGGAGCAGATGTGTACCAATCTGTAGGTGGTGTATAAGCTCCTGTAGCCCATGTATATGTAGACGTTGTTGTAGGTCTTGCTGGAGGAGTAGAGTTAGCTGTCCATCTGTATATTGATGGGAACGCAGACATAACCCCGTTAGCACCTGCTTGACCCGGAACACCATTGTATACTACAGGCATACTAATAGTTTTACTTAATGGGCTTGCAAGGTTAGAACCGTTAACTGTTAATGTAACATCTACTTTAGTTGCAGCAGATAATGGAGTAACTGTAATAGTACTCAAAGAACCTGATGCAGGGGTGGCACCACTAACAGACCAGCTATATGTAGGACTTGTAACATTAGTTGTAAGGGCAGTTAATACAGCGTTAGGTGGTGTAAATGCACCACTAGACGCTTGTACAAAAGAAGTATAACCAGATATATCTATTGATGGTCCACTTGTACCTGTTGCACCTTGTGTTCCTGGATCAGAAAACACTAATTGAAGACTTGCGACACTAGACTGAGTAACTACACCAGCACTATCTTTATAACGAATAGGTACTGAGATTGTAGCTGGACTTGATGCCATAGCAGAGGGTGCAGGGAACTGAGCGTATGAACCTGCGTCTGTAGGAGACCCCATTGTAATATTAGTATAGCTAATGTCTGCAAGACCTGTAGTTGAGCTTGCACCAATACGCCATGTATTGTTTGTAAATGCAGCGTCTGAGTCAGTTGTTGCTCCTGAATACTGTACAATAGTATTTTGGTTAGTAGCGTATACACGAGGTGTAACGTTAGTAAACACAGGAGCTAATGGGTTACCTGCTCTTGGTACCTGCATTGTAGCAGGAGTAAAGAAAGATAAGAATGTACTTGCACCAGCAGACACAGGAGCCGAAGTAACAATATCTAAATCAATAGATACTCCGGGTTCTTGTAACCAACTTGTAGCAGGTGCTGTAGTACTAACTGAGAAGTTGATCTTACGACCACCTACAGATAAATACCACAAGAACTTTGTTGTACCAAACCCACCAGTAACTTCAAACCAACGGTAGTCCGCAGGGTTATTTGACTCAACAGAAGAGTCTGAATTCTTTAAACCATAGTATAGTCTGTTGGTAGGCACATTAGATATGTTAGTACCAACATTATCATCAGCATACTTAACAGCAATATATTTATATAAGTATGCTACAAGGTTACCAAATTGATCACTAATAACACCAGTAGTAAGATCAGCACTTAGACCATCAGAGCCGCCACCAGACGTTCCTTCAAGAACAAGTTGTGCTAAGAAAGCATCTAGCTCTTTGTCACCAGTAATAGGTGGATTAAACATTTTACCTCCGATCAGCAGGTTTAGCTTCAAGAGCCATCATAGCCAGCCGCCAATAATTAGTTGCAGTAATTCTGTAGTTAAGTACACGACCATTAACCCGTGGGTCAACCTTATAGCCTTGTGACTTGTCATTGTTAGGTAGGAATGTAAATGTGTCTTTTAATGCGGCATCATCTACAGATAAATCTACGTTTCTAACATAATTGTTTTGTCCTACAACCCTAATAGTAATATTAGAATCATTAGGTACAGTATCAAACACAGGGTACAGAGAAGTAATTAAAGAACTTCCTGTAACATCACCTGAATTAAGTTTCTTTTTCTCTATATAAGAAGTATAAGACGCTAATGCAGTACCATTCCACATTTGATAAGCATCAGACTCTACAAGAGTTGTTGTTGTAGTTGTTGTAAAGTATACTACTTCTTTACCATACTGAAATGCGTTAGACACATTTGATGGACCAAAGAAAGAGTATGTCATGTTAGTAGCTTGACGTTTAGACCATGTATTGTTTTTATAATTATAAACAAGAACTTCGTTACATACTGTAGAAGACCCTTTAGGATAGTTAATCCAGATCTCTTTATAGAAAGCATGTCTTGTTACATGAACTTTGTCAATAGCATTCTTATTTAAATTATTATAAAAATACTTTTTAATTCTGAAGTCAGCAAGGGAATCAATTTGACCTGAACCATTGTGTAAGTAAATATCATTACGGTCAACAACAAAATGTTTGCCATCAAACTCACATACACAGTCTACAGATAAGATTCCATAAGACCGACTATAAGGAACAACTCGTGTTCCATTAATTCCAATAGACAATATACTAATACTGTCTGAGGAATATATAAACATGTTACCTCTCAACTCAGCCATATCTAATATGGGAGATGTAGAGTTAACTTCAAATTCGTCTGCGGTATCTGTAGCAGTAGTTGGTTCCCATTGGTTAGGGATAGCGCCTGTAGCGGCTTGAGCAGATACTCTTACTGTGCTTGGTGCATATGTTGTAACGCCAGTAGTGCTGTTAGCAATAGTGAGGTTAGCGGCAACAAGAGAGTAGTTAAGTGACCTAACAACCTTAGCTGTAATAGTTAAACCAGCTGAATAGTTCCAGTTAGGAAGTGGGAGAAATGCAGAGTCAGCATTGATGTCTCCATATAAACAATATATAGGTGTTGTTCTACCATTGTTAAGTACAATAGCATAACCACCATTAAACAAGGTTCCTTGCCAATCACTGTTTGTATAAGAGCCACCAGTACCAGCATACATAGTAGACTGGTTACCAGCAGCATCTACACGAACAACATTACCATCTTTAGCAAAGATGTTATAACCTTGGTCTGGACGTCTCCAATGAATTCCATAGTCAGGAGAAATAGAGACTGTTCTGTATATAGATTCACCTGTAATTGTTGATACTGCTTCATCATCAAAGCGTACATTGAGTACGTCTGTGAATGTATTTTGAGGTACAATCATAGGAGGTAAGTCTGTATTAAGACCGCCTTTACCTAGCTGTTCGATTGGAATTGCCATGAGATATCCTTTTTATTACTATTAGGTACCAAGTAAAGCGCATTCAGCTTTGCGTCTTTTGTTAAGACCAGCTAAAACTTTACCCCCACCTTTGTTCCATTTCATTAACTCTACTTTAGCGGCTTCCCAATCTTGCTCATTAATCTTTCGTCTTAATGTACTTGTTTGTAGCCTACCAACACCTAAGTTATAACAGAAATCAACAATGGCGTTTAATTTCTTTTCATCTGTAGCTAGTACAGGACAATACCTAAGTGTTCCGGGCAAATAGGTATGATGTAATTCTTTAAGTAAAAGATCATAAGCTTCAGGCTCACTCATAGGAGGATCCTGAAGCGTTACTTTCCTACCGTCAGCATAGTATGTACTGCCGTAGCCTATAGTAGCTACATTGGCAGGACACATGTAAGGCTTAGAACTAAAGCCTTCAAAATGTTTACACAAGTCTGCGGCTATAGTTAAGTTCATAGCCCACGCTTGCTTAGTGTACGATCAAGGAACCAGTAGTTAAGAGTACCAGAGACAAGAGCCGCAAAGTCTGCTGACATCATTACTTTAAATACTTCTACTGGAGGCATACCATTAATCCATGAATTATAAGCTAACCATACATGGACAAATGACCACAATGCTAAGATCCAATATGTTACTACAGGTCGTACTGAGGCTGACAATGCGGCTACCCATCCACCACCAGCGGCTTTAACCATCTCTGTTTGTTGTTCAATAGCAGACTGGAAAGCACCCATAACACCAACATCAATAGCGGCTTCACGTTGAGCACCAATCTCTGCTAGCTTTTGTACACCTCGTTGAGCTTCAAGATCACACTGAAACTTAAACATATTAAGCTCATGACTACGCTCATTCTTCTTATCTAACCACTTAAGGACTTCAGGGGCTAGTCGGAATAGACCGCCAAACACTGATCCTAGAATACCACCACTTAAAATATCTAACATATATTAATCCTTACATTTATGACACTTGTCATCTTTATCATGAGAGAGTTTAACTCCAGCTAATAGACCGATGAAACCGCCTATGATAGTCTGAAATGCTGGTGAGAGGAGCTTGAAAATCTCTGCATTGTCAACCTCTTTAGCCCATAGACCAAGAACAAAAGCAGCCATCATAGCTAACACAGATAAGCATAAAGTAAAGCTTACCATAAACGTTACATAGAACGTTAGTTTAGATTTAACATCATCCATAGGTTTTTCCTTATGCGTATATGTCAAGGGTTGGGTTGCTGATTTGTCTCTCAACAATAAGCTCTTTATTTTTAATGTTATATAACTCAAGCTGGTAGTCACGAAATGCTTTAGTAACCCTTTCAATCTCTCTAAGAAGTTCTCTTTCAACATTTAATAATTCCATTTTCTTGTTGTACAACTTTAGTTGTGTGTCTGAATAAGTAGGGTGTACTACGGGATAAAGTTTATCATAACTATATAGTTTCATTTCTTTTCCCTTTCAAGTGCGTTTTTATAGGCTCTAATAACTAAATGCCTTAACTCTGCGCTATCTGCGCTTCCAGCCCACTCTGATAAATTATTCCAGATAACTACCATGTCTTTGCTTGAGCATAAATTATGATGGTTATTTAACCAAACAGACATTTGCATATGACGTTCTGAAGGATTATGAATTTTATAAGCTATGCCATAAAATTCTCTTACGCTACACTTGTCCTCAGCAGATGTTGTTAAGGTTAATAGAAGTATAGCTAAGAGAATCCACTTCATTTTAAATGAAACTTATTATCTATTGCTAACCATATTGCACCAAAGAAAGCTCCAACAATAATAATTGGTTTAACTGCTCTGGCAAGCCACTCAAGAACAATAAATGCACCTTGAGCAGCGTTAAAAGCTTTAACTACTTCGTTAGTGCTTTGATCTAGTTTATCTACTTTAGCTTCTAATGCTAGGAGTCGTTCGTAGATTTGTTCGTGAGTTACTTCTAGTTTTAACTCTTGATTTAAATTTAGATTAGACATTTGTAGTCAATGTTCCTGAAGCCGTAAAAGTATGTGTTGTGATACCACTTGCTTGTGTAATTACACCGCCTGTAGCTCTTGGTGTTCCTGCATAACGAATAATAACAACGCCTGATCCACCAGCACCAGGGACATATGAGCCTTGACCCCCACCACCGCCTCCACCAGTGTTAACAGTCCCTGCTACACCATTAAAACCACCACTACCACCCCCAGCACCACCCCCACCTATACCACCGGGAGGAAGATTAGTTGCAATAGCTTCCCAAGCACCACCACCACCACCAGCATAGTAGTTACCATCTACCCATTGCAATCCATCACCACCCTTGGATAAATTACCAGTTCTTGCAGTACCGCAATCAAAGCCGCCAAAGTAACCAACTTGGCTAGCCCCCCCGCCTCCACCGCCTGAAGCACAAGTATTAAGAGAACCACCACCAGCAAATCCTTGACCTGAAGTACCTGCAGCACCTGTTGATTGGTTACTATCACGACCACGACCACCTCCAGAACCACCTGCCAAAGGAGGTATGCTACTAGCCGCACCACCACCTCCACCGCCTATTGCTGAAAACCCTAAAAAAGAAGAATTTTGACCATTAGTCCCTGCAGTACTTGTAGTGCCTGTTCCACCAGCACCAACAGTAACAGGGTATCCAGTTGCAGATGCTAAAAGTGATGTACTAGATAAATAACCTCCAGCACCACCACCACCACCACCGTTTCCACCCCCAGCACCCCCACCTGCAACTATTAAATAAGTAACTTCAAGTGCGGCAGACTGGTAAAAAGGATACCAATTTGACTGGGCTACAGAATACCATTCGTTATACCCAAGCGTAGTATTAAATCTAATCATTCCATTAGTAGGGCTTGCAGGACGTTGTGCAGTAGTTCCTGTAGGTAAATCAAAATATCCTGTACTAGTATTATTTTGATCACTCACAGCAGCAGCAGTTGGTGGAGTCACAGTACCCCAAGATGCGGCAGTACCGTTTGTCGTCAGGTATTTCCCCGACTGACTTGTTTGTGAAGGCAAGCTATCAACAGCCGCCCATGAAGATGTTGTACCATCTGTTGTTAAATACTTACCCGATTGACTAGCTTGTGCAGGTAACCCACCGCCACTAGCAGTAAGAATACCATTTGAATCTATGTTATCTGCTATCTTAGATAAATTACGTGGGATACTCATGTAGCCTCCTTGAATTTAATTTTCATATTATTTCCTTTTAGGCTAAATATGTACCTGATGAAGTGAATGTGTGAATTGTGTAGCCATTAGCAGAAGTTACTGTACCGCCTGTACCTTTTTGAGATCCAGAATAACGAATAATTACAATACCAGAACCACCAATTGTAGATGTACTAGTTCCCTGATTATTTCCGCCTTTGGAACCCCCTCCACCACCCCCAGTATTAACTTGAGCATTATTAGAAGTTGTTAAATCACCAGCACCAGTCCCACCGCCTCCTAAACCACCAACCGAACCAGAAGAGCCAGCCCAGTTTACGTTCGTTTGGCGACTACCCCCACCGCCTCCTGCTCGATAAGTAGAAGTTCCATTAATTGAAGAAGCAACGCCAATACCACCAACGCCAAGGGAAACACCAGCGTTTTGACCAACACCCCCTGCACCCCCACCCCCAGCTCCTTGTTGAGAAGAACCTGTTCCACCTGTTCCACCCGCATAACCTTGACCTGCTGTGCCACTACCTCCAGATGATGCATTGTATGAGCCTCCACCTCCAGAACCACCAGCTGAACCTAAATTTGGTATAGAACCATTATAAGCATTTCCACGACCACCACCAATAGAAGTAATTGAACCAAAAACAGAATTGTTTCCGTTTGCACCAGTTCCACCTGCTCCAACGGTTACTGTATAAATAGTACCGCCTGTTAATAATAATGGTGATTCTGCGTTTGCTCCTCCACCAGAAGATTCACCAGCTACTGAAGAACGATATCCTCCAGCGCCACCTCCTCCGCTTTCAGCACAACACTCAATACCTGCAAGACTCCCTCCGCCACCCGCAACTACAAGGTATTCAACTGGATATATTGGAGAATCAGAAAAAAGTATCCATGATGAGGTTGCAGAACTCCACCATTCAAGTTGATTTAATGTTGTATTATATCCAAACTGACCAGCATTAGGGCTTGATGGTCGTCCGGCAGTGGTCCAAGATGCGGGTGTTGTACCCTTTGTACCATCAAGTGTAATAGGCATATTGTCTCCTTACCAATTATTTAAAGGACAACTTGCTGAACTTACTTTTCTTAAAAATATTAAGAAACAATTACATTCACCGCATCTAGTCCCGTTTTTACTTTTACAATTATTGCAAATGTTTTCTCTAGTTTGTCTTGTTGATTCACTAGTAAACATTATTCAGAAACTTGTTCCCAAGCTGTTGTTGTTTCATTCCACATATACACTTTACCGTCTGTAGGGTAAGGTGTTGGAGGATTCCACAAGCATGTGTCATCATTTAATGTCCATGAGTTAAACGGTTGTGGAGGAATAAATGCGTCTCTAGTACGGTCATATGTATAACCAATACCCGCATAATTCTTACGGAGAGGTGTACCGCCATTGGCGTGGACTCCTCCGTGTGTGTTGTATGATGTTTGAATCCACTCACCCGGACTTGTGTCTACGAATGTTGTGAAAAATTCTGGTTCAGCAACGATTACTTGCGTTACTTTCCCGTCTGTTACTTTTGCAAAATGTGCCATGTTAAATTTGTTCCTTAATATTAAGATGTAAAGTTACCTGATGAGGTAAATGTGTGGTATGTGTAACCACCAACTTGGGTAATTGTTCCACCAGAAGCACGAGGAGTACCTAAATAACGAATGATACAAATTCCAGAACCACCAGCACCTGATAAAGCAGATGAGGTGTCTCCATTATAACCACCCCCACCACCTCCACCACCTGTATTTACAGTCCCGGTACCACCTGTAACAGTTCCTCTTTGTCCATTACCACCACCTCCGGCACCACCAGTTCCTGCTACACCACTTGTACCATAACCAGCACCATAACCAACACCACCACCGCCACCGCCAGCATAGTAAGTTCCTAATGATTTCCAATCAAGACCCATACCACCATTTCCGCTTACATTAGTACTTCCTGTTATAAGGGCAGCACCACCAGCACTAGAGGCACCACCCCCACCACCGGAAGGATAAGGGGAGCTGTTATTGCCACCTGCACCACCAGAATTACCCTGACCTGAAGTTGCGCTACCTGCAGCAGAGTTGTACCCTCCACCACCGCCAGAACCCCCACTAATACCTGAATATGAAGCTGTCCCACCTCCACCACCACCAATAGCAGTTACGCTAATCCCTGCACCATTAAGCGAAGAATTAACCCCTAAATTACCTTGGGAATTATAATTAGATTGGGCAGCACCCCCAGCACCAAGAACTACAGTAAGCGTAACTCCAGGAGAAAGTACAGTGCTTGTTAAATTTGTAACGCAGCCTCCAGCCCCTCCTCCTCCTCCGTAGCCACCACCGCTACCACCACCAGCAACAACAATATAATCAATATTTAAAGTTGCAGGATCAGAAAAAGGAACCCATGAGGAAATTACAGAACTCCACCATTCGGGGTTACCTGTTGTAGTGTTCATACGTGTCATACCTGCAATAGGGCTAGATGGTCTTTGCGCAGTAGTACCTGTAGGTAAAGTTAAAGCACCTGTATTACTTGCGGCAGTAACCACACCAGTACTAGCCTGTAACTCAAGGACACCACTAGAGTCTGCACTTGTTTTAAGTCCTGCAGAACCGGACACAACGCCATTGTCTGCGTTTATTATTGTTGTCATGTTATGTCCTTATGCTGTAAATGTTCCTGAGGATGTAAATATGTGATAGGTGTAACCACCAACAGAAGTTATTGTTCCACCAGTTCCTCTTGGAGAGCCTATATAACGAAGTGTAAAAATACCTGAACCCCCAGCACCTCCACCACCACTTGCATAACTAAAACCACCGCCACCGCCTCCACCAGTATTAATAGCGCCATTAAATCCTATAGTAGTATTACCATTGCCCCCACCGCCAGAACCACCAGCGCCTCCTAAGCTAGCACCGCCACCACCGCCACCACCTCCATAAAAAGTACCAAGAGATTTCCAATTGACACCTACACCGCCAGCGCCACCTTCGGGTGTGGCATTTGACCCAACACTACCAGCACCACCGCCACCGCCACCCCCATTATCGTTAATCCGATTTCCACCAGCAAAGCCTTGTCCAAAAGTTCCAGCATATCCATTTCCTGAATTTGGAATTCCCCCACCACCAACGTATCCACCACCTCCACCACCTGAACCGCCTGTTGAACCTGCAAGTGGTGTAGAGGATGAACTTCCAGCACCTCGGCCACCCCCAATAGAGGTGTATCCAAAAGCAGTAGAATTATTTCCGTTAAAACCAATTGTTTGAGTTGCAACCGAAGAAGCTCCAGCGCCAACAATAATTGAATAAGGCGTTGCAGGAACAACAGAATAAGAAATATCAATTAAACCACCTGCACCACCACCACCTGAAGTTGAACCTGTACCTCCACCACCACCCGCAACAAGCAAAAACTCAACTGTATATGCGGGTGCGCTAGAAAATGGTAGCCAAGTCGATAAAGTTGCTGAATACCATTCTGTAATACCTAGCGTAGTATTAAATCTAGTCATTCCATTTACAGGACTTGCAGGACGTTGTGCTGTAGTACCAACTGGAATAGTCAAAGCACCAGTTCCATTAACAGTAAGTATTCCACTATCAGGAGTTAAAACAATATTACCAGTAGTATCCCCAGTAGTAACTAACGCTGTAGTACTTGTAGTACCAGCTCTAATTTCACTCATATATTTCTCCTTAAATAATTACCCATCGTTGTCCACTAGCTACAGTCACAGAGTAACCACTCTGAATAGTTACTGGACCAACAGAGAAACCATTTGTTCCGGATGAGATTGTTTGATTAGTTGATACTGAATCAGCGTTAAATGTAATTGGTCCACCACCAGTAGACACAACACCCCATGATGCTGTTGTACCATCTGTTGTAAGATATTTACCTGCTTGACTTGCTTGAGAAGGTAATGATACAGGCGCTGGTAACCATGCCCCTGCTGTACCGTTTGATGTAAGTACATAACCGTTTGTACCACCAACAACTCCATTAGCCGCTATCTGACCTACATTAAGAACATTATATACAATTGCTTCAACAATATCGTTTAATGCCGCAGCTGAAGCAAGAACAAAAGTTGTTCCATTAGATGCAGTATAGTCAGTACTATCTAACAACACACCATTAAGATATACTTGCAATAGTGCTGATGTATAGTTTACTGTAAATGTAGTTTGACCTGACGTAGCAATAAAAGATGTACGTGTGTATGTCTGTGTAGGTAATGTTACTGGAGACCAAGAGGCAGTCGTACCGTCTGTTGTAAGGTATTTACCTGATTGACTTGTCTGAGAAGGTAATGCTTCTACTGTAGCCCATGACGAGTTTGTTCCATCTGTCTTAAGATACTTATTAGCATTACTTGTTTGACTAGGTGCAAGAGCATTAAATGCTGTGTTAGCAGTTGTCTGTCCTGTACCACCATTAGCAATAGCTACTGTACCTGTAACGTTAGCAGAAGTACCTGTTGTATTTTGATTTAATGTTGGTATATCTGAAGCAACAACTGCTCTAAATGTAGGTACACCAGCTGTTCCGTTAGGAGCCGCTAATACAAAATTTGCAGTCTTAGATGCATACGGGTTTTGTGTATCACCATAATTAGCCTCTAAACTAATTGCAGGAGTAGCACCACCGCTAGACGCAATAGGAGACGAACCTGTTACTGATGTAACTGTACCACTGTTTGTAGCCGCAATAGTAATTGATCCTGCACCATTTGTAACAGAGATACCTGTACCAGCAGTTATATTAGCTTTTTCCCACAAGCTTGTTGTTTGATTATATACAAGAGTTTGTCCATTAACTGGATTCTGAGCAGACACATTGTGTAGCTCATCCATCTCATAACCGTTTTGAATCTTAACTTCAATAGTACCTTGAGTAGCATGACTACGTGTAACAATACCTACATACACTAAATGAATAGGTGCATAAGGTTTAACATTAGTTAATGCACCTGCGACAGTTCCACTAAGGTATAACTGAGCACCATCAGCATATGACGCTGTGTTTATATTACTTACAACACCAATAATAACTACGTAACCATTATTATTAGTAGTAATGTCTGCTTGTACAACACCATAAGTTTGCGCTGAAGTAGCGTCACCTGTAGCAATAGCTTTAGACACAAGAGCTTTGTTGCCTGATGCGCCACTAATATATACAACAGTACCTTTAGTAAGTGTTGCACCAGTTTCATTACGTACTTGGCTAATTAATGTAGCAGTACTACCCGCAATACCTACAGATAAATCTCTTGTAGTTCCTGTTGGGCTAATAACAACACTACCGTCAACAGATGTTAATGTTTGTATTGCTGTGTCTGCTGTTGCACCTTGAGTTGATGTAGCATATGCTGTACTATCAGTAGTAGCCGCAGTACCAAGCTCAAGAGATGTGCGACCTGTAGCAGCTACAAGACCTGTTGCCCCACCATCCCACTTGAGACGGTCTGCGTAAGCAGTATCAGCATTAGTGCCTTGTGCGGCAGTTGCAAACGAAGATGTTGCTTGAGTAGCCGCAGAACCTAGTCCTGAAATATCAGCATAAGCTAGTGTAACATTACCTGTACGACCCGCAACAGAAGTAACTAAGTTAGTCTGATCAATCTTTTGCCATGTTGTACCATTATAAATAGCCCAGTCACCAACAACCCAGTCAGTTACGCCATCAAGGTTAGTGTTACCAGAAACCGATACTACATAGTATGATCCTTGAGTACCTACTCCTGAGGCAAGTGTTGGTGTGTTAGTTGATGCATTCCATGAACCATTATAAATCAAACCACCAGTAAGACTTACCCATGTAGTATCATAGTTAGTACTACTTACTTTAGAAAGAACTTGCCCTGCTGTACCGCCAGTAGCAATACCCGGAGTATTCATCCATGCAGAGCCTGTATATACCTTCATGATGTTTGTACTTGAATTAAAGTACATTGCACCTGTCAATAGGGCATTACCATCATTGTCTACTGTTGGGTCTGTAGCCTTAGCGCCAAGATAACGATCATCAAAAGAATCAAAAGATGCTGCAGCAGATGTTGCACTATTAGCCGCACTTGTTGCACTGTTAGCTGAACTTGTAGCTGACCCTGCCGAATTATTAGCAGAAGTCTGTGAGTTAGATGCTGAGTTAGCCGCATTAGTAGCACTTGTACTTGCATTACCTGCAAAAGTAGAAGCACTGCTAGACGAATTAGCCGCATTAGTTGCGCTAGTAGCCGCATTTGTTTCTGATGTAGCTGCTGCAACAGCAGAGTTATTAGAATTAGTTGCTGAAGATGCAGATGCTGAAGCACTTCCTGCTGAAGATATCGCTGAATTAGAAGCATTATTAGCAAAGGTACTTGCTGAACTTGCTGAACCAGCCGCATTAGTTGCAGATGTACTAGCCGCATTAGCTGAGGAAGCCGCATTAGTTGCACTAGTAGAAGCATTAGATGCAGAACTAGTAGCTGAAGCCGCTGAGTTAGTTGCACTAGTAGCTGAGGCAGTCGCAGATGTAGCTGAAGCAGTTGCACTAGTAGACGCATTAGTTGCGGTAGTTGCACTACTTGAAGCGTTATTAGCTGATGTAAGGGCATTAGCCGCACTAACAGAAGCCGCACTAGCCGCATTTTGAGCTTGAGTTACTGCAGTACCAATACTTGCAAGAGATCCTGCAGCCGCAGTAGCAGAGTTAGCCGCAGATGTTGCGCTGAGAGCTGCTGCAGCCGCACTTGCCGCAGCCGCACTAGGGTATTGAGCTGACGTTACTTCATCAAAGTTATCGTACTCACCACCGTCAGACATATTTCCGGTTGTTCCCGGATTTAATTGATATGCCATTTATACCTCCTTAGATGAGTCCATTTGTATTGAAGTTAACTTGTACGTTACCTCCAGAAGCCCTACGCCACTTTTCTTCTTTGTTCAATGAGAATACATTCTCAGCAAACTTCTTTTCGTATCTCTGTTCCATCTTTTCGTCAAACAAATAGGAACCTAAATTATATAACGCACCCCATATAAGAAGCCGTTCATTTTCATCTCTTAACCAGTTAGGTACTTCTTGACCCACATAATACTTTGTTGTTACTGTTGGGTTGTAAGCTTGAGCTTCAGCCAATGTAGCAAAACAACGCATAATAGAATTAGCTGTTGAGAAGTACAATGGTATATCTGTGTTAACACCAGTTAATGTTAGGTATGGTTGAGCCGCATCAGACAATCCAATAACATAGTTAACAGGAATAACAGAGTATGTAGCATTCAAAGCAGGAAGTCTACGATAATAACTGATCTCTACTTGTGCACCAACTGCTAGTTGTGGATGGATAAATACTTTACCATCTTTCCACATCCAGTTATATACAGAATATTTTTCACTGTATAAGTCAAAGAAAGTACGTGAGTCTGTCACTTCATTAAATACTTTACTGACATTTGAAGGGAATGTAGAGTATGATGTACCAATGTTGTCTTGTGCTAGTGTACGTATATAAGTAAATTGAATTAAGTCTTCTGGAATATCAAAAGATGTATAAGCATTTCCATAAGGAAGTCCTGCGCTATTGTCTCCTACATTATCTGCTGATTCAACAACATATGTAATAGTAGTTTCAAGTGGAGGAATACGTAGTACTCGATAGCATTCATCGGCAGAATAAGCTAGGCAATCTTGTATGACGCTATTTGGAATAGTATTCACTTCGGGTTTGTTTGACCAGTCACGTACTTTGTCTACGAGTGCGTCATATCTTGGGGTTGGCATAGATTATTCTCCTGTAAAATCAGAATGCCTTTACGTTACTTGTTTTAAGTAAAGGATAGTCTGTTTCAATTATTTGTTTTAATCGTCTTAGGTTTGCAGGTTCCTGCATGAATGTCTCTGAGTGAATATCAAGACCATATTTAGTCAGGATGTCAATAGCTACAATATCAGGGATAATTGCAAATGAACGGTATGTCCGACCGTTGGCGGCAAATGAATCTAATTCTCTTTGTTGTGCTGCATAATCTTTGTATGCACTCACATCTTGTACTAGTTGAAAATCTTTTTCATCAGTCTTAACTTGGAAACTATTTTTGTTTCCGTCTTGTGATAGAAAGCCCATGTGTCCTCTTGTTTTTAGTTAGTCATATAGTTGCTGAAAGCACCGTCATTGGTGAAACAACCATATTCATATTTTGTGTTAGCACCTGTAAAAGCGGGGGTAGCCGCAACCACAATAGCTCCAGCTGTCGCATTAGCACCATCATAATATTTTACCTGAGTAATCTTGCCACGAATAACTTTGGGTGCGGCATAGTCAGAGCCAGCATCAAATGTGTCTGCAGATGTAGCAACATTTACTACATGATTATCAGGAATGTATTGACGAGTACCATCTGTAGCGGTAATCCGTAGAAATTCCATTTGTGTTCCTTTTGATAAATAAAAAAGGGAAGCAAGGTTTCCCTCACCTCCCTTTTATAGGTTAGTTAGCTACTATTAAGCGCCAGACAAACCGAAGATCATACCGCAACCCTTAGGATTACGGCACTCAAGTGTACCCTCTTCAACGATCTGACCGATGATAGAGTCACCCAGCTGACCGAGGTCAACTTCTTGCAGAGGACGCAAGCTAGCGTAGCTGAACCACATTGGGTCATATACGAATGCTGTAAAGTTAGCTGTGTTATCCAGACCAGAAACGGCAGTATTAGAAATACCCATTACGTAGTTAGGAACAACCATGATGTCACCGAAGTCGGACATGTAGATTTCAACTGACTGACGGAGTTTACCGTCAGCGTCAATATTTCGACGAACGTTACCATCACCAGCATTAGAAGTAGTAGAACCTGCAGACTGAGCCTTAGCAGAGAACACACGACGATTTGCAGGAGACAACATCAACTTAGTGGCTTTACCACCGTTTTCGTAGATGCCTTGCATAACTGTGTCAACGTGTGACAGAGCCAAAGAGACTTTGTCAGCAGAAGTAACAGTAGCAAATGTACCGCAAACACCACCACCTGGATTAGTAGGAGCAGTGTATTCACCGGGAGTAGTCAACACGTTCAATGCAGTAGCAGGAGTTGTGCTAGCGGCAGTGTAGTTAATCCAAGACTGATAGCCACCGAAAGTACGGGTGCCAGAGCCGTTAGAAGACTTCCAACCGTTAGTCAAGTCAAACTCAACGTCACGACGAAGTTCGGTACCACGCTTTTTGAGCTGGTATGCGTATTCATCAGCAACACCTGCTTGGTCAACAGCACGCTTAGTGCCAGTAACTGTAAC